TGACCACTATATGAGTAGTGGTTTTTTTGGTTCTTATGTAGACATTGAAGGTGTATATCGCACTGAATTTGATCTCATCAAAAGATATCGTGAAATGGCACTTCATCCAGAAGCGGATAGTGCTATTGAAGATATTGTCAACGAAGCTATTGTTTCGGACTCCAACGATAGTCCAGTAGAAATTGAACTTTCAAATCTTAATGCTAGTGACGGTATTAAGACTAAAATTCGTAGAGAGTTTAAGCATATTCTTGATCTTTTAGATTTTGACAAGAAAGCACACGAAATTTATAGAAATTGGTACATTGACGGACGTATTTACTACCATAAAATTATTGACTTAAAGAGACCTGAAGAAGGTATTCAAGAGTTGCGTTATATCGACGCTATGAAGATGCGTTATGTAAGGCAACAGAAGAAAAAGAAAAATGATGGAAGTTCTATTTCTCAGTTAAGAAGTGATAATCCTATGGATTATGATTTCCCTGAAATTGAAGAATATTTCATTTACAATCCAAAATCAATTTACCCAACCGGCAATCCAGCACAAACTGGTGCAAGTCAAGGAATTAAAATTGCAAGAGACGCAATTACGTATTGCACATCCGGTCTTGTAGACCGTAACAAAGGATCAACTCTTTCGTATCTTCACAAAGCCATTAAATCCATCAATCAACTTAGAATGATCGAGGATTCACTGGTCATCTATAGGTTGTCCCGTGCTCCAGAGCGTAGAATTTTCTACATCGACGTTGGTAATCTGCCAAAGCAAAAAGCAGAACAATACTTACGTGATGTGATGATGCGTTATCGCAACAAACTCGTATACGATGCAAACACAGGAGAGATCCGTGATGACAAAAAGTACATGGCAATGCTTGAGGACTTCTGGCTTCCAAGAAGAGAAGGTGGAAGAGGAACAGAAATCTCAACTCTCCCAGGAGGACAAAACCTGGGCGAAATCACTGATATTGAATATTTTAAAAAGAAACTCTACCGTTCGCTTAACGTTCCTCCCTCAAGGATGGATGGAGAAGGTGGGTTTAACTTGGGGAGATCTTCTGAGATCCTGAGAGATGAACTCAAGTTCACCAAGTTTGTTTCTCGTTTAAGAAAGAGATTCTCCAACATGTTTAATGACATGCTGAAGACCCAATTACTTCTGAAAAATGTAATTACTCCAGAAGATTGGGATGTAATGAGTGAGCACATTCAATATGATTTCCTTTATGATAATCATTTTTCTGAACTAAAAGAAGCAGAATTGATGAATGAAAGGCTCACTCTTGCAGCAACAGCAGAACCCTATATTGGAAAGTATTATTCCCAAGATTATGTACGTCGTAAGATCCTACGTCAAACTGACGTTGAAATTCTTGAGCAGGATGCACTGATTAAGAAAGAGATTAAAGATGGCATTATCCCTGATCCTGCAACTATCGATCCTGCAACTGGGCAACCTTTAGAAACTGGAGCAACCACGGATTTGGGTCAACCACAGATGGAACCAGAAATTGATGGATCTGCGACTGAAGCACCAGAAATGCCCAAGGGTGGTGAAATATAAATATATCTAGTTGTTTACTATACAATTTAAATGGATGACCTTTTAGATATGATGATCGCTGACGAGTCACCATCTCAAATTAGCGATGCGATTAAAGATGTTCTCTATGCAAAAACTGCAGAGAGAGTCGATGCATTTCGTCCCATGGTGGCGAACGCTGCTTTTGGTGGAGAAGACATTGAAGTCGAAGATGAAGTAGAAACAGAGATTGAAGTTGAGGATGATCAACTTGAAACCACAGATGGTGTTTGATACTTATAAATAACTCATATTAGGAATTTATAAAGCAAATGGCTACCAGAGCATTAGTACTTGGTAATGAGATTGCAGTTCCAACTGCGGCGGGATCCGCAACTTCTTTTGCACAGGCAACTGTGATTAGAGTTGTTAATGTTTCTGGCAGCACTGGAACCATTGGAGTATGCACCGTTGTTGGTGCTGCTACTACAAACTTCATCACAATTCCAAATGGAACTGTTGAATACGTTGAAAAAAAATCAACAGATGTTTGTTTTGGCACTGGAACTATAAGAGCTGCAAAAGTAGGATTCACAGGTTAATCAAATGAAACTCATTAGAGAAGAAATCGAGTCAGTAGAGTTTCTTGTCGAACAAAAGAACGGCAAGAAATCTATGTATATTGAGGGAGTTTTCCTTCAGGGTAATATCAAGAACCGTAATGGTCGTATGTATCCCATGGAAACTCTACGCCGTGAAGTCTCTCGTTACAACGAAAATCATGTTGTTGCAGGTAGAGCACTTGGTGAACTTGGTCATCCAGATGGTCCTACCGTTAATCTCGATAGAGTTTCCCATAAAATTATATCTCTTAAAGAGAATGGATCTAACTTTATTGGTAAAGCAAAGATCTTGAATACTCCTATGGGAAAAATTGCCTCTTCGCTTATTGAAGAAGGAGTAAAACTCGGCGTATCTTCTCGCGGTATCGGATCATTAAAGGCTACCCGTGAGGGTGTTAATATCGTCGGTGATGATTTTATGTTAGCAACTGCCGCCGATATCGTCGCTGATCCTTCTGCTCCTGACGCATTTGTTGAGGGGATTATGGAAGGTAAAGATTGGGTATGGGATGGTGGCATTCTTCGTGAGAAGTATGCTGAAAAAACTTACAAGCAAATCAATACTCTGGTAACCCAGAAGCAACTTGACGAGAAAAAGTTAAGTCTGTTTAATGATTTCCTTGCTAATCTTTAATTTTATAAATAAATATAGTTTTAAATAACGGAAAAACGGAGAGTTCACATGTCTCGTGGCAAAAAATTACAAGAAATGGAAGTAAAGACACAGCAATCCCGCACCGCTGTTAATGCTGGGGCAAAGCCTGCTGATCCTATGCCTAAAATGGGAGATCCAGGTACTCAGTTAGCGAGTGTTGAGGATCTTGGTGGTCCTACCCCAGAAAACTACAAACCAGATGACGACTCAGCAAAGCTGAAAGAACCTGGTGCAACTCTTAAGCAAGTAAGAGATGTAGTAAACAAAGGCGCAAAAGCCGCAGACCCCATGAAAAAAATGAAGGAAGAGGAAGAACTCTCCACCGAAGAGACCATTGAAGAGGAAGAAGTTTCCACTGAAGATGTTGTCGCTGAGGAAGAATCCGTAGAAGAAACTGCAGAATACGACATCGAAGAAGACGTTAATGCTCTTCTCGGTGGCGAAGAACTCTCTGAAGAGTTCAAAGAAAAAGCAAAGACCATCTTTGAAGCAGCAATCAATTCTAAGGTTGCAGAAATCAAAGAAGGACTGGAAGCACAATACCAAGAGAAGCTTGCTGAGGAAATCGAAGCAGCAAAAGAGTCACTCGCTGAGCGTGTTGATTCTTATCTTGAGTATGTTGCTGACGAGTGGTTTGAAGAGAACGCACTCGCAGTCGAAGCTGGTCTTAAGACTGAGATGACCGAATCGTTCCTTGAAGGAATGAAGGGTCTTTTTGAAGAACATTATGTAACTATTCCTGAAGATAAGTATGATGTGCTTGAGAGCATGGTAGAAAAATTAGATGATATGGAGACAAAACTCAACGAGCAAATTGAGAAAAACATCTCCCTCAACTCCCGTCTTTCTGAGTCGGTAGCTGATGGAATCTTGGATCAAGTCTCTGAAGGTCTCGCGCAGACTCAGAAAGAGAAGCTCGCCTCACTTTCCGAAAGTGTTGAGTTTGAAAGTGAAGATCAATATCGTGAAAAGCTGGAAACACTCAAGGAGTCGTATTTCACCTCCAAGAAAGAGTCTTCCGCTGCTAAGACCGAAACGCTCTCTGAGGGTGTAGATCACTCTGGATCTGAGTCATACTCTGATTCTATGTCTGCATACCTGAGAACCCTCGGTTCCTTTAGCAAGAACAACTGAATTTAATATTAAATCAAACGTAAACATTACCCTTTAAAAGCAAATGTTCCAATCTGAACAGTTGCAGGAAAAGTGGGCACCTCTCCTCAATGCTGAGGGTCTTGATCAAATCAAAGATTCGCATAAGAGAGCAGTTACCGCTGTCCTGTTAGAAAACCAAGAGAAATTCCTCCGTGAGCAATCTGCCTTCGAGCAAGGTGGAATGCTGACTGAGCAACCTACGAACTCTGCCGGTAACGGTGGATTCACCGGTTCCGCAACCGCAACTGGACCTGTTGCAGGTTTCGACCCCGTTCTGATCTCTCTGATCAGACGCTCCATGCCTAACCTGGTCGCATATGACCTGGCTGGCGTTCAGCCAATGTCTGGTCCTACTGGACTCATCTTCGCGATGCGTTCCCGTTACACCAGTCAGTCTGGCACCGAAGCATTCTTCGACGAAGCAGATACCGCATTCTCTGGCCAGAACGAAGGATTCGATCTGACCAACGGAATGACCGGCGCTGCTGCTGGTTTAGGTACTACTTCACAGTCCGGTACTAACCCTTCAGTCCTCAACCCAACCGGTAGTGCAGATAAGACTGCATACAACGTTGGTCAGGGCATGAGAACCGATGATGCTGAGGATCTCGGCACCTCGGGTGACAACTTCAACCAGATGGCATTCTCAATCGAGAAAGTCACTGTAACCGCTAAGTCCAGAGCTCTGAAAGCAGAGTACTCCCTGGAACTGGCACAGGACCTTAAGGCAATCCACGGTCTGAACGCTGAAGCGGAACTCGCAAACATTCTCTCTACTGAGATTCTTGCTGAGATCAACCGCGAAGTTATCAGAACCATCTATAAGGTTGCTGAACCAGGTGCTGCTGCTAACACCGCTACTGCTGGTGAGTTCGACCTGGACATCGACTCCAACGGACGCTGGAGTGTTGAGAAGTTCAAGGGTCTTCTGTTCCAAATCGAGAGAGATGCGAACGCAATCGCACAAAGAACTCGTAGAGGGAAGGGCAACATCATCATGTGCTCTGCAGACGTTGCTTCTGCACTGACCATGGCTGGTGTGCTCGACTACACCCCTGCACTCAACGCTAACCTGAACGTTGATGACACCGGTAACACCTTCGCTGGTGTTCTCCAAGGTAAGTATCGTGTCTACATCGATCCTTATTCGGCAAACGTCGCTGCTAACCAGTACTACGTTGTTGGTTACAAAGGTGGATCACCTTACGACGCAGGTCTGTTCTATTGCCCATACGTTCCTCTTCAGATGGTTCGTGCTGTTGGCGAGAACACCTTCCAGCCAAAAATCGGATTTAAGACTCGCTACGGTATCATTGCAAACCCATTTGCACAGGGTACAACCCAAGGTTCTGGTGCTCTTACGAGCAACACCAACCGCTACTACCGTCGCGTTACCGTCAAGAACCTCATGTGATCCAAACTCACAAGAGTTTACACAAGGACCCTCCAAGGGTCCTTTTTTTATGCAATGTCATAAATAGGGATGCCTTATTGGTTTTTATGACGCCTCACAAATACGATCACATTTTAATACATACAAATCCAATCAAATACAAATTCAAACAAATGCCAAATCCAACCAAATACATAGATCCTAAATTTATCCAAACACGAATCTACTTTAAGTGTGAGAGTGATTACTTTAAAAACAAAAAAAGATAATTGGCACATGGGGGTTATACCCCCTTTTTTAATGCTAAATAAGAACGTAGAGAACTAAATACAATGCCTTTTCACATTAAAACTCCAAGTATTTTAAATCCAACCATTGGTGATGTATATTATAGAGGTAATAGTGCTTGGACCGATCTATACGATGATAGAAAAGTTTATGAAAATGAAGCAGATGCTAATGCAGACAAAGCAACCACTGTTACTAAAAACGGTGTAACTTATACTCCAAAGCATTTTGCCAACGCTACCGTTGTTAGTGAATAATCATGCCAGCTAGAGACGGTATATCTGATTCCAGATTTGGATCTCCTATTTTAAATAGAAACTTTTTATCACCCACTGGATTTAAATTTGCACTCAAAAGAAGTCCGGGTGTTGCTTTTTTCTGCAATCAAGCAAACATACCATCTCTCGATCTTGGTGTTGCAGTTCAATCTTCTTACCTTAAAGATGTTGACATACCTGGAGATAAAATCTCCTTTGGTGATTTAAGTTTAAGATTTTTAGTTGATGAAGATCTTAAAAATTATATGGAGTTACAAAAATGGCTCCGTGGACTTGGTTATCCAGAATCAGAAAAAGACATTAGAGATTTACAAAAACTTAAAAAAGGTGATGTTGGTGGATCTTACACCAGAGAAAGTTTGAATATCTATTCTGATGCTACTCTACAAATTCTTAGTAATAATCTTGTGCCAAAATTTCAGGTGACTTTTAAAGATGTATTTCCATATTCCTTATCAACTATTACTTTTGATGCAACTGATACAGATATCGAGTACTTTACATCAGAGGTAAGTTTCAAGTATACTATCTACAATATAGTAGACATGAACAACAATCCTTTATGATCGATCTTGATAAACTTCAAGAGATGTGGGAAAAAGATTCTAAGATTGACATGGACAACCTTCATACGGAGTCCACGAATATTCCCTCTCTCCATGCGAAGTATTTTGAATTATATAATACTATCTTTTTGATGAGAAAGAAAGCAGAACAGCAGAGAAAAAATATTAGACACGAAAGGTATGAATACTTCAGCGGTAAAGCAGACCCTGATGTATATGTGCAAAATCCCTTTCCTAAAAAAATTCGTGACAAGGATACAATGCAGAAGTACCTTGACGCAGACGAAAAATTGTCTACAGTATGTTTGAAGATAGACTATTACGATACAATGCTCGTCTATATTGAAAGTATATTAAAACAAATAACCAATAGAACGTATCAAATTAAAAACGCAATAGAATTCATGAGATTTAACTCAGGTTTAGGTTGATGGATGAAGAGGAGCAGTATTATCATTTGGAGTTGCCGATAGAGGCAGTCAGAGTAATTCATACTGGTCTCACTCAAGCATGCGATAAGTGGGCAGGTGGAGATCCTGTTGAGCAAGAAAATTTATTAGCCATGCGAGATCATTTTTATCGCATCATGCTAGAACATAGGTTCACCAATATGTAATAAATATTTGTAGATGAATGGATCTACGTGATTGACACTAGTGCAAATCTTGTTATATCTAAATCCAACGAAGTATTTTTAAAAATTAACACTGAACCTCATATAGAATATGAACTTAGAGATCACTTTAAGTTTGAGGTTCCGAATGCAAAATTTATGCCACAATATCGTGGTAGAAACTGGAACGGAGAAATTCATCTATACGATATGAGATCCAAACAGATCTATGTTGGTCTGTTAGATAAGATTGTGTCATTCTGTAAGAACTACGGATACACATATAAATTTGAAGATAATAAATTCTATGGCACTCCTTATGAGGAAAATGAATTTATTTCAATGGAGGGTGTTAAAGATTATATGCACTCTATTTGTTCTCACACTCCTCGTAAATACCAAGTTGAGGGAGTATACGGTGCTCTAAAGCATAACAGAAAGCTACTGATAAGCCCCACTGCTTCAGGCAAATCTTTGATGATTTATTCTCTTGTGAGATATTACGTAGACCGAGGAGAAAAAATCCTTTTAGTTGTTCCAACGACATCTCTTGTAGAGCAGATGTACAAGGATTTTCTTGATTATGGTTGGGATGTTGAGTCATATTGTCACAAAATTTATTCTGGAAAAGAAAAGAGTAATAATGCTCCAGTAACAATTACAACTTGGCAATCTGTATATAAACTAGAACGATCTTTCTTTGAGGAGTATGGTTGCATTATAGGCGATGAAGCACATTTATTCAAGTCCAAGTCATTGATTAATATCATGACTAAGCTTCATCATGCAAAGTATCGTTTTGGTTTTACTGGAACTTTAGATGGCACACAGACGCATAAGTGGGTCTTAGAGGGTCTCTTTGGACCTTCATACAAAGTTACAAGAACTGATGAGTTGATGAGACAAGGACACCTGTCACAACTTGATATTCAATGCCTTGTACTCAAGCATCCACCACAAACTTTTGATACATATAATGATGAGATTGAATATCTTATTTCTCATGAACAACGTAATAGATTTATTAAAAATCTAGCACTAGATCTTAAAGGAAACACTCTTGTTCTTTTTGCAAGAGTCGAAGCTCATGGACAGATACTCTACGATCAGATAAATAATAACAAGCGAGATGACCGTAAGGTATTTTTTGTACATGGCGGTATAGATGCAGAAGAGAGAGAATTAGTACGAGAGATTACAGAACGAGAAAACAACGCTATCATTGTTGCCTCTTATGGAACTTTTAGTACAGGTATTAATATTAAAAAACTCCATAATGTTATCTTTGCCTCTCCAAGTAAGTCCAGAATCCGCAATCTTCAGAGTATTGGACGAGTTCTTAGAAAAGGAAAAGGAAAAGTAAAAGCAACTCTGTATGACATTTCTGACGATTGTTCTACTAAATCTAGAAGAAATTACACTTTAAACCATTTCATAGAAAGAATAAAAACATATAATGAGGAAAACTTTAACTATGAAATAATCACTATTCAATTAAAGGCATGATAGAAGACGATTTTTACTGTACAGTCAAATTTAAATCAGGTGAAGAAATATTTGCCAGAGTAGCTGCTTCTGAAGAAGAAGATAGAACCATTCTATTAATTTCTCATCCTATAATCGTAAATGAAATTAAAGGAAAAATGGGAGTAATAGGATACAAAATTGAACCTTGGTTAAAAACAACAACAGATGATATGTTTGTTGTTAATCTTTCTGATGTATTAACCATGTCTGAATCAACTGATATAGAAATGATAATGATGTATCAAGATTATCTTAGATCATCCGATAAAAATAGTACGAATCAATCAACAATTGATCGTAAAATGGGTCGCCTAGGAAATGTAAATGATGTAAAAGAAATATTGGAGAAGCTATATAAGAAGAACTAGAGCTTTAGCTTTCTTATCAACCCCCACAGAGTTATTCTACTTGGTATTTGAAATGTGTCAAGTCCTCTTGTCACCGCGTCACTAAGATGATATAATCTATACATATTATGAGATAAACTTATGATACCGCCGAATATGACCAAAAGAAAGAGGTCTGAACACTACGTCAACAATAAGGAATTTCTCGCTGCACTAGTTGAATATCGTAATGATGTAGAAAATGCATTCATTAAGAAGTTTGGTAGAGAACCTGAGAAGTCTGATCGTGCCACACGATGGGATACGAAACCACCAATTCCACGTTACATTGGAGAGTGTTTTCTTAAGATTGCAAATCACTTGTCTTTCAAGCCAAACTTTGTTAATTACATGTTCAAGGAGGACATGATCTCTGATGGAATCGAAAATTGCGTTCAGTACATACATAATTTTAATCCTGAGAAATCCCAAAATCCTTTTGCTTACTTTACGCAGATCATTCATTATGCGTTTCTCCGCAGGATCCAAAGAGAGAAACGTCAACTAGAAATTAAGAATAAAATTATTGAACGATCTGGATATAGTGAAGTGTTTGACGACAACAACACTCTTGACGGATCGAATTATAGCGACTATAATCAAATCAAAGACGCTGTGCATTCAAAACTTCGTAATTGATGAAAGTTGCAATCATTACCGATCAACACTTTGGTGCTCGCAAAAACTCCAAACTGTTTCATGACTATTTCCTAAAGTTTTACGATGATGTGTTCTTCCCATATTTGGAGGAGCATGGCATCACTACTGTCATAGACATGGGAGATACTTTTGATAGTCGTAAAGGTATTGATTTTTCTGCTCTTGCTTGGGCCAAAGACAATTATTTTGATCGCCTTAAGGATATGGGCATGCTTGTTCATACAATTGTCGGAAATCATACAGCATACTATAAAAATACTAATGAAGTAAATGCTGTAGACCTTCTTCTTCGTGAGTATGATAACGTAGTTGTGTATTCTGAAACAACTGAGGTTGAGGTCGGAGGCCTCCCTATATTGTTTATTCCATGGATTAACAAAGATAACGAGGAAAGTAGTTTTAAACTCATTAAAGATTCATCTTGCAAAGTAGCGATGGGGCACCTTGAACTTCAAGGATTTAGAGCTCATAGAGGATGCATCATGGATCATGGCCATGAGAGCAATTTATACTCAGAGTTCACAAAGGTCTTCAGCGGTCACTACCACACTAGATCGGACGATGGACGGATATTCTACTTGGGAAATCCATATGAAATGTTCTGGAATGATGTCGGTGATCGGAGAGGATTCCATATCTTTGATACAGAAACTATTGAACATACTCCTATAGATAATCCTTACAGACTTTTCTATAATATCTATTATGAAGACACTCCACATCAACTCTTTGATGTGAGTAAGTATGAAAATAAAATTGTAAAGGTAATTGTTCGCAAGAAAACTAACACAAAAAATTTTGAAAAGTTTATTGATAAAGTTACCGATGTTGCGTCAGATATTAAAATAGTTGAAAACTTTGATCTTAAAGATCCTGAGGAGTTTGAAGTCTTTGAATCTGAAGATACTATCTCTATTTTGAATAGATATATCGAAGAGGCAGAAATTAAACTTGATAAGTCTAGGGTTCAAAACATCATGAGAAAAACTTATCAAGAGGCATGTGAGTTAATCTAGGATGTATATTTTAACAGTCTATGGAAAAGAAACGGAAGGTGCTTATTCAGTAGCTGATCCATCTGACGGAGAGCAAATTTTATATCTTTTCAAAGGCGAAGATGATGCCACGAGATATGCTATGATGTTGGAGGATGATGGAAGTCCAGAGATGCATGTCATAGAAATTGATGATGATATAATGATTAAAACTTGTGAGTTGCATGATTACAAATATGCAATCATAACTGAAAACGACCTTGTAATTCCTCCTGAGGCCAAACATGATTTTATTTGAGAAAATTCGTTGGAAAAATTTTCTATCAACGGGTAATCAATATACAGAGATCAATTTTACAAACCATCCAACAAATCTCATTATTGGAACAAATGGATCTGGTAAGAGCACCATGCTTGATGCCCTTACATTTTCTTTGTTTGGAAAACCATTTCGTAAAATTAATAAACCTCAATTGATCAATTCGGTCAATGAGAAAGACTGTCTTGTTGAGGTTGAATTTTCTATTGGCAATACGAACTGGAAAGTAGTTCGTGGAATTAAACCAAATGTCTTTGAGGTTCATAGAGATGGAACTGTTTTAGATCAATCTGCAGCTGTATTGGATCAGCAAAAGTGGTTTGAGCAGAATGTCATAAAAATGAACTATAAGTCTTTCACTCAGATTGTAATTTTGGGTAGCAGCACATTCGTTCCTTTTATGCAATTGACTGCTACCAATCGTAGAGATGTAATAGAAGACTTACTTGATATTCGCATCTTCTCTTCCATGAATAATCTTATGAAAGATAAGATCCGTGAAGTCAAAGATCAGATTAAAGTCTTGGATCTTAAAAAAGAATCTTTGCTTGATAAGGTAAAGATGCAGAAAAATTTTATTGAGGAAATTGAAAGTCGTGGTAAAGATAACATCAAACAGAAAGAGGATAAAATACAAGGACTTTTAAATGAAGAGAATGATTTAATGAATGCCTGTGAAGGTATGAATGAAGAACTTCTTTCTATTGAAAATAGACTTGAAAAGCATTCTGGTGCTACAGAAAAACTTCGCACACTTGGTAACTTAAAAGGTAAAATTTCTAATAAAGTATCAAGCATTACTAAGGAGCATAAATTTTTCACACAGAATACGGTTTGTCCTACTTGTATGCAAGACATTGAGGAGACCTTTAGAATAAATAGAATTAACGACGCTCAAAATAAAGCTAAAGAGTTGCAATCCGGTTATAAAGAACTGGAAAAAGCGATTAATAAGGAGGAAGAGCGAGAGCGTCAATTCACTGCCCTATCGAAGGAGATTACAGCACTAACGCATGGCATTTCTCAAAACAATACTAAGATCGCTG